AATCACCGCGTCCCGTGCGGAATCGATCTTGCGCGCGATGAGACCGTGCAGGTCGGGCACCCTGACGACGATCCCAAACGCGGGTTTGAGGTCGGAATGTTGGGGATCATCAACGGCATCTTCGGCGTGCGGCCGAACAAATGCGGATACATCGCTGCCGCTTGTGAAGTGGTGGACGGAGTCGACATCGTGCACAAGTTCGCCGTTCTTGACGATGACAACGTTCCGATCAGCGGAAATTAGGAGCCCATCGACATGCCACTAGCGACGG